TTTCAAACTTTTTTAGTTCTAATGTCATTTACGCCTTAATTATACTTGGTTAAGAAAACAATGTGGTAATTCATTCGCAAAAGGGAACCAAGGTTCCCCTTATATAAAAAGCGAGTTTTTGGTTCAACCTTTTCCCAAAAGGTTGTGAGTTAGAATATCCTATAATAAAATATTAAGAACAACTAATGGAGTTTTCTTATATAAAAAACGATAACCACAAACTTTTCAATGCTTTAGTAGAAAATAACTTATTACAAGTGTCTCAGTGTCAAAATTATATACCCTTGTATGAGAAATTCTTTACGATTAATGCTACTAATTATAACTCTATACATTTGAATAATAAATATGCTTTACACAGCATCAAGTCTAAGGAAACCGATAATATATTTAATGGTGTTGTGATTAATCAAGCAACTGGACTAAAAGAAAAGAAGGATATCTTCTTCAAGTTTGGTCCTTTACTGGATCCGATTAAATATTTAATTGGCAAGTATGATATGAGTAATGTAGATTTATTGCAGTTGCCTAAATATGCGGGGGACACCCCCAAACCCCCGTCGGCAAATATTATAGATTGTATTGCAGGGGGCAGCGCCAATTCCGCTTGTAGTCGGGGGCAAGGGGCAAGGGCAACAGATGGCAGCGGCAATTCCGCTTGTAGTCGGGGGCAAGGGGGCAGCGCCCCCAGCGCAATTGCCGACCAAAACAATTCCGCATATGTCGACGGGTTCTTCACCTATTTGACCAGTCAATTGTTACACGTGCATGGATTTAAACACGGAATCGATTTTTATGGGTCTTTTTTAGCATTGAAAAATAATTTTGCTATAGATGTATGTGATGACATTGATTATATGAGTGACTCTGAATTTTTTAATAAAAACAAAGATATTTTATACACAATTGATGAATCACAGGCAAGTCAGTTTGTCAACAATGATACACGCAATTGTAAACCAAAGTTAAAGTTGGATTTATCTACTAATGATAATGATATTGAAGGAGTAGAAATTCTTGAATTATCTGATATTTTAAATTCAGTAAATGATAATAATACTGCGTTATCTAATGCTGATATTGTATATGAAACTAGTGGTAAAGAGAAAGAACAAACAAATAAAAAAGATGATAGTAGGTCAACGTGTTCATCGCGATTTTCTGATACTGAAGACGAAGACATTGATGCTGAAGTTGAAGACGAAGGCGCTGACATCGAAGGCGCTGACACCGAATCCGACACCGACACAGAATCCGACACCGACACAGACAATGACATGAACCAACTGTTTGTTAAAATAAAAACTTTTCCAGTCCAAGTCATATCACTAGAATGTTGCGAAGGCACGTTAGATTCGCTGGTGGAAAATGATGATGTAACCGATGAAATGTGGGACTCGATTGTTTTACAACTCCTCATGACCTTAATCGCCTATCAACAATGCTTTCATCTTACTCACAATGATTTGCATTCCAATAATATCATGTATATGAAAACAAGTGAACCCTATTTGAATTATAAAGTAGATGAAAAATATTATAAGGTTCCTACGTTTGGTCGTATATTTAAGATTATTGATTTTGGTAGAGCAATCTACAAGTTTCGGGGCAATTTAATGTGCAGTGACAGTTATCACAAGACAGGTGATGCTGCTGGACTCTACAATATTGAACCCTATTTTAATAGTAAAAAACCCCGTCTGGAACCGAATTATAGTTTTGATTTATGTCGACTAGGTTGTTCGCTGTTTGATGCGATAGTGGATGATATCAGCGAAGCAGAGGAGATAGAATCACCTATTTTGAAAATTATTACCGATTGGTGTAAAGACGATAAAGGTAAGAATATTATGTATAAAATGAATGGGGAAGAGCGGTATCCGGATTTTAAACTCTACAAAATGATTGCACGATTAGTTCATCAACATACACCACTCAATGTCCTCCGCAATAAGCATTTTAGTAAATATAGTGTGAATAAGAAGACAATGAAAAATATAAAGGATAAAAAGGTAGAAATTATGGATATTGATGAGTTACCGTGTTATGTGTAAAGTATATATGAATTATAAATAAAAGAATATATATTATAGTTAATTCATACTATTATTAGTATTTAAAAATAGTAATAATATAATATTTAAAATGAAATTACTTGTTTATGGACATAAAGGATGGATTGGAACCCAATTTGTTTCATTGTTAGAAAAGGATAATGGTAGAATTAATTATGTATTGGGTCAATCTCGTATAGATGATACAGCATCAATGATAAAAGAATTAGATAGTATAACCCCGACACACGTTATTACATTTATTGGGCGAACACATGGGAACATTGGTGAAAAAGAATATACGACGATTGATTATTTGGAACAACCTGGTAAATTAGTAGAGAATGTTAGAGACAATTTATTTTCACCCCTATCTTTGGCACTCGCATGTAAAGAAAGAAAAATACATTATACATATTTAGGGACTGGGTGTATTTTTAGTTATAAAGATGTAGACTTTGAGCATTTTGTTTTGAATGATAACGGATTTACTGAGAATGATTTACCTAATTTTTTTGGTTCAGGGTATTCGATTGTAAAGGGATTTACCGATCGGTTAATGCATCAATTAAATGAGAATGTATTGAACTTACGAATTCGTATGCCCATCATAGAAGAAGATTGTCCGCGTAATTTTATTACCAAAATTACAAATTATAAAAAAATCTGTTCAGTGCCAAATTCCATGTCGGTTTTGACAGAACTATTACCGATTGCTTTGCGAATGTTGAAAGTAGGTATAACGGGGACGATAAATTTAACCAATCCAGGTGTTATTTCACATAATGAAATATTAGACATGTATAAAGAATATGTAGACCCTACATTTACATGGGAAAACTTTAGTATCGAAGAACAACGCGAAATATTGGCATGTGAAAGATCGAATAATCTGTTGGATACGTCACTCTTAGAAGAATTTGCACCAGACGTAAGACCTATCACTGAAGCAGTTAGAGCGATTATGAAAAAATACAAACCTAAAAAGACACACACACACCCACAACCACGCCCCAAAATAGAGTTTCATGACAATGAGACTACCATTTTATTTGTGACCGGTGGAGCAGGATTTATTGGATCTAATTTTATTAATGAAATTTATAAATACTATAAACGAATAAAAATAATTAATTTCGATGCTCTCTATTATTGTGCGAATGAAAAACAAAATATTAGTGAAGAAATTAGAAAGGATAAAAAACACTATACCTTTATTCATGGTAATCTACAAAGTTTAGATTTATTAAACTACATTTTTCAAATGAATAAAATAACACACGTGATACATTTTGCAGCGCAATCGCATGTGCAAAACTCTTTTACAGATGCAATTCAATATACACGTGATAATATTTTAGGCACACATAATTTATTGGAAGCCACCCGATTATATTGTCCAACTCTTCATAAATTTATTCATGTATCGACAGACGAAGTGTATGGCGAATCGATGTTAGATACTGATGAACAACATAAAACCGAACAAACCGTTTTATGTCCTACCAATCCATATGCAGCAACAAAAGCAGGGGCTGAATTATTAGCGCAGTCGTATAACCATTCTTTTAAAATGCCGATTATTATTACCCGTGGTAATAATGTCTATGGTCCCAATCAATATCCAGAAAAAATTATTCCACGATTTATAGAGCAACTAAGAAATGGAGAAAAGGTTACTATTCAAGGTGACGGTAGTTGTGTGAGAGCATTTTTACATTCCCAAGATACTGCAAATGCTTTTATTAAAATTTTAGAAAAAGGTAAAGTAGGTGAAATATATAACATCGGTTGTGATGAAAGTATGGAATATAGTATTTTAGAAGTCGCTAAAATACTAATTAAAAAAATAAAGGTCACAGACGATTTTGAAAAATGGATAACCTTTATTGAAGACAGACCCTTTAATGACCAGCGTTATTATATAAGCAATTATAAATTGAAAGAATTAGGATGGGAGATTAAAATAAAATTTGAAGATGGTATTGATATGCTGATCAAATAAGTTAATATAATAATTGTATAATCAAATTAAATATATAGTAATATATTACTATATATTATAAAAAAAATGAATTTATTTATAAACGAAGACAGTATTGTAAAGTGGGTGGAGAAAAATAATGGTGTAATAATGTCACGTAAAATATGTAATATTGACCACATAAATTTAACAGAATGTCCTGAAAACACTTTCGTCTGTATAACGGGTAGTAATGAAGTATTAAATTTTTTTTTTAATAAAAAAATTAATTATTTTAAAAATAAAATAATTTTAATAACAATAGAAACAGATGGATTTGATATGTTAGAAAAATATGTTAATCATAAATTAGTAAAACATTGGTTTACATGGAATAAATCTTATCAACATAACAAAGTTACTTGTATACCAATGGGTTTAAATTTTGACAGACAGCAAATTATATTAGACGGGTTTTTAAAAACAAATATATTACCCGATACAAAAGATAGAAAGTTATTGTGTATGAATTGTAATTTAAATACAAATAAATTCAGACAAATATTATCAAATAATATTAAAAATATATGGAAAAATTTTTGTGATATACTACCTACTATACCATTCATTAAAGAATATTGGAATAACTCATATATTGAATACAAAATTCTTATAAGCGTTACAGATCCAAAATGTTATGATATGATATCAAAATATAAATTTATATTATCACCTGAAGGAGCAGGGTTAGATTGTCATCGCACTTGGGAAGCATTGTATCTAAATATTATACCTATTGTATTATCTTCATCGATAAATGAATTATATGAAGATTTACCTATACTAGTAGTTAATAGTTGGAATGATATAACAGAAAAATTTTTAAATGATAAATATGAAGAAATAAATATGAAAAAGGAAAGAGGCGAATATAAGTTGGATAAAATGTATTTGAACTATTGGTTAGATAAAATAATGGAAAAAATTTAAATTTAAATTTTATTTATACAATTGAAGATTTAAACCACACCTGTACAGTTTTACTGTTACCTATAAATGAGTTAACATGCATATTTTGCGTGCCGATTTAAATCTTTATCGGTGTAAACATATTATTTAAAGTATTAATATCAGATTTACTATTTTGTGAATTAGGACCTATTATATTAAATCTATTAAAATATACAATATTTGTAACTAGTCGTTCAATTACATTATTTTTAATTTTATTATTTAAATAATTTTCTGCAGACCAAATGTCATTTTTAGAAAAATATATAGTATCATATAATGTATTTAACAAAAAGTCGAGATTTGCAACATATGCTCCATCATCGAATGCCCAGAGACCACGATTTTTATAATCATCACTGGTTGTATTATATATTTTTAAACTATTATTAAAATAAATAATAGATGCTTGCGGGTTAATAAAGGAATTAATATATTCTAAGTTTAACATATCAAATGTATTATTTTTAACAAAATCTAATAATTCATCTATTAATTTATCATCATTTACTAATGAAAAAACATCATCTTGTAAGAAAAATAAATATTTTACACCATCTTTATAACATTTATGTAAAGTTTTAATTAAACTTTGCGTATAACTAATATTATTATATGTGACTATTTCCATATTATTAATTTCTTTAAAATAAGACTGTTTACACATATTTTTTATATAATTTTCAGATGAATTATGAAACACATAATAATTTTTATCCAATTTATTTCTAAATTTAATATCAACTTTATCTTTATTATGATATTCAAATAGTATACTTCTATTATCTGAATATGTTTGTGTAAAAGAACAAATCATTATTATATATTTTATACATATAAAATATATAATATTTAAACATAATATTATTATTTTTATTATATAAATGGAGACACCTATACATTTTATTACCTACGGAAATCATGTTTTTGAAAATGCTAAAAACAGACTGATTCAACAAGCAAGAGACTTTTATCCCTTTAAATCCATTAAAGGATATGGTCCCGATGATTTGCCAGAAGAGTTTAAACAACAATTTAATACTATTTTGAACATGAAACGAGGAGCCGGGTATTGGATATGGCGACCGATTATATTAAAACAAAAATTAGATGAAATGAATGAGAATGAAGTTTTAATTTACTTAGATGCAGGATGTCATTTAAATAAACAGGGTATGAAGCGATTCAACGAATATATAAATATGTTAGAACAAAGTGATTGTGGAATAATGTCATTTCAAATGAGTGGAAATAAAGGTCCAGGAGGTTTTGAAAAAGAAAAAAGATGGACCACAAAAGAAATATTTAATTATTTTAATGTAGATATAAATAGTGATATAAGTAATAGTGGACAATACCTTGGTGGTATATTAGTGTTAAAAAAAAATAAACACTTAATGGATTTAATGGATTTATTTATAAAAACGGTTTATGACTATCCACTTATGTTTACAGATTATTATAACAACATAAACCAACATCATGAATTTAAAGAAAACCGACATGAACAAAGTGTTTTTAGTATTTTACGCAAATTACATGGATCGGTTGTGATTGATGGAGATGAATCATGGATGGTTCCTTTTGGAAGAGGAGAATCTTTAAATTATCCATTTTGGGCAGTAAGATCGAAAGATTAGTTATGATTAGTAATAAGTAATTTTTTATAAGAATTAATTGTTTTAATAAATCTTTGCTTAATAAATTCTCTTCTAATTTCATATAATTCATCTTTGAAATTTGCAAGCATATGAAAAAGATCTTCAATTGAATTAAAATAATAATATCCTTCGAGATCATAATAATCTGCACGTTCTATCCAAAAATCAACATTTTTTGTTATTTCTAAGTATTGAGGTATTTTACCATGCGAATGATGTGACCAATAATTCATTTGATGATGGACTAATTTATTTTCCCATAAATGTTTTAAAAATGATTTACTAGGGAAAAATATTGGTATTTCACTTGATATTTGTTCAAAAATAGACATTGTTGATGCTTCATAAGGTAAATGTATGATGCCTTTGAATTTCATAAGAATATCCCATTTATATCTACCCAATTGAGAACGATGTATAATATTATTATTATTTGGTAAATTACCAGAATAAAGTAAAAATTTATTACTAGTATTTATAGGATTCCATTTCATATTTGTATATAAGCATAAAGAAGGAATGATACAAGTATCAATCGTAAGATTTCCTAATTTAAAATAGGCATCATCTGCTTTATTGTTTGATATAACTTTTAATAATTTTTTATCTTGTAATCGTTTAAAACAATTATGTTGTTCTTTTATCATTTGATAATTATTATTCCAACAAAAAGGCAAATCGTATCTAGTAGCATTAACTATATATATTGGTTTATTATATTTTTCAAATAATAATACAAATGATGCAGGATAACAACATATAAATCCATCAAAAGTAGTTAAGATATGGTCATATTTATTTTGAAAAGAATTGATAAGATTAATATCTAATTTTGTCCATGTGTTCTGATTTAATATTTCTAACTGTTTTCGATCTTTATTTAATACCCATGTATGACCTGATAAACTCCAATCTTCAATTTGTATAGTTTCATCAACAACTTTAAATATATTAATTATATCTGCAATTACAGAAATGTGTAGATCTATGTTTAAAATTTTCATTATTATTATTATTAATTTATTTATTTTTATTTAAATAAAAATAAATAAATAACATATTATTAGTATATTAAATAATTTTACAAAGAATAATTCCATTTCTTTCATGTACTAA